AAATTAAAATATAAACTATTTATAAAAATTAAAATATTATTTATTTATAATAAATACTTTTTTAATATTTTAAATAAAATATTATATATAAATGATTAAATTTTTTAATTTTTTAAAGACAAAAAAGTCAAAAAAAACAAAAAATAAGTTTATAAAAACAAAAAAACTTAGCAATTCAGAATCAATTGAAAAATATGGTAAAACAAATAAACAATTATGTAAAATATATAAGGGTAAAGAAATTAAAAACACGCCAAAAAACTGGGCATACAATAAATGTATTAAAACAAATAATTGGGAAAAATGTAAATCATTAAACGTATATAGTATGTGGAAAGAATTTTGTTAATAAAATTTTATATAAAACAAAAATTTTATTTTTATATTTGTAAAAATGAAAATTATTATCATTAAAAATAAAATATTGTTTAATTATAATAAAACATAATAAATATTAAATACATATATTTCATTTATTTAAAATGCCAAAACATATTTCTAAGAAAAATATCAAGTCTAATAAAAAATCAAGACAATCTAAAACACAAAAAGGAGGTAAGAAATATAAAACAATGTGGTGTTCACAAGCAATTGTTAATTTACCACGTATGGATTGTTTAGAAAAAAATTGTACTGGTAGTAAAACATATAAAGATAATTTACAGAAATTAGCAAATTTAAACAAACAATATGATGCGTTTGTTTCTAAAAAATGTAATTTAAAATTAAGCAAAAGTGAAGAAGTATTACCAGAAACAGAAGCAGATTATGCTTGTAATAGTGCTCAAAGAAAAGGTAAATTATTTAAAACTATATTGAAATTAGAAAAAGACACATCCACTCGTAAATGTGAAGAAAAACATTGTGCAAAATTGGATTATATAGATGATTGTATTGATTTAGGAGAAATAAAATGTAGAGAAAAATATAAAGATTTAATAGAAACTATGAGAAAAACAAAAAAAAAGAATATATTACCATTAGAGGAATGTAATCCTTAGAGGCATATATGTATAATGATTATATTTTATTTATTTATTCATTCATTGACCTACAAAAATTTCTTTCTTCTCTTCTTTAACTTCTTCTTTCACTTCTTCTTTAACTTCTTCTTTCACTTCTTCTTTCACTTCTTCGGGTTGTGGTAATAATTTCTTAATATTTGCTTTAGTCTTATTTTCACAATAAAATTTAACTTTTTCACAATAATATAATTCAATCATATTATTGTTTTCCAAATGATTAAATACATCATAAATATTTAAGACAGGTATAATAGTTTCTTTTTGATGTGTTAAATTTATATATTCCCCTTCACAAATATTCATTATTAAAATTAATCCAATAATATTACCCCCATATTTTCTAATTTTATTCATAATATTGTTTAAAAGAAAATCATTACACACTATAGTTTCAATAAGAACTATTTTATCATCAATATCCATCCCTCCTTCAATTTTTATATTTTTAATATTATCTTTTTCATCACTATTGTTTCCAGAATGATTAATATATAAAATACCTTTTTCAAAACTTGTTGCTACATTAGTAGCATAAGGAATAGCACTTGAACTTGTAGCACATATTTTATCAAATACTAAATTTTTTGTTTTAATAGTATGTTCTATAAGCAAAGATATATTATCAAATAAATCTGGATGACTTAATGCTTTATTAAAATTCATTTGATAAGGTTTTTCTCCACTTAAAGGACATTCCTTAACAGTAATAGTTTTTGTAGAAAATAAATCAGTATAAATAGTTGCTTTAGCCATTATGAAATATATATAAAATATATATGAAATATATATGAAATATATATTATAATTTATTTATTATTAAAGATGTATTAATTACTATATATGATATAAATTTTAAATTAAATTTTTACTCAATTATATTTTTTATTTTATTATTTTTTAATTTTATAAAATTAAAATATTTGTTAATAATAATAAATACTTAATAATAAATATTTAATAATAAATACTTAATAATAAATATTTTATACATTTATTTAAAATGCCCAAAATTATTTCTAAGAAAAATATCAATTCTAAGAATAAATCAATTAAATCAAAAACACAAAAAGGTGGTAAAAAATATCATTCTGATATTTTAGTTTCATATAATGGAAGTAAACAACTACCTTTAACTTGTTCTTTTTGCAAAAAAAGTAATTTTAAAGTAAAAACACATGCGTTAAAAACAAAATTTAAAGATTATATGCAAATAGGATTATGGAGTAATAGATATAAAGTATTTACTTGTATTAATTGTGGTCATATTGAAATGTTTAGTAATAATATTAAATGTAATGGTAAAAAATGTGACAAAAGTGTATTCTTACCAGACTTAAGTTAATTATTTATTTTTTATTTATTTTTTATTTATTTTTTATTTAAAAAAAAATAAAATATTTATTTATAATAATAAATAATTAATAATTTATAAATATTTTATACATTTATCTAAAATGTCAAAAATGATTTCTAAGACAAAGATAAATTCTAAAAAAAATTCAAGCAAATCTAAAACACAAAAAGGTGGTTTATTTAATAAAAAAAATCCAAAAATCTATAGTGATATTCGATATGCTAAAAGTATTACTGGATTTAATAATAAACAATTACAATGTGATATATGTAAAAATAATAGATACAAAATGCGAACCATGCAAATAGGAACTCGCACTAAAGACTTTCTTTTTGATACTGATATGTTTGATAATAGTTTTAAGGTATTTACTTGTGTTAGTTGTGGTAAAGTTGTTTTTTATAGTAATAGAATTATATTTAATGAAAGTAAATTTAATTCAAATGATAAGTCACGTAAGTCAAGTAAGTCAAGTAAGTCAAGTAAGTCAAGTAAGTAAATTTTTATTTTTTATATTTTTAATTTTTTTATATATTAATTTTTCTACACTATTATAATAATTTTTTTTACACTATTATAATAATTTTTTTACACTATTATAATAATTTTTCTAATTGTGGTGGGCTTTAGCCCACCTACCTTTTTAGTTAAGTTTTTTCTAAAAACTTACTTATTTAATATACATTAATAGGTTGTAATGTATTTGATGTATCTGGATCTCTTGTTACAATTCTAAATAATAAATGTGTTTGTAAGTCTATATTTATTAATGTTCCAAACACTGCACCTGTAAAATTTATTGTTGTGTTATCATAATAAGTTGCTGGGTCAACTGTTTTATTTATTGCGTTCATTGTTCCAGGCGGACTAATAAAAAGTTTATTTAAAAATCCTCTATTATTTGTATTAGCATTACCATTATTTTCTAATTCTAAATTAATAATTGTATGACCTTCAGGTCGATTTATAAAGCTATTAAAAATAGCATTATTACCACCTAAAGCTACATTAGTAGCATAATTACGGATAATAATTCTATCACCAATTCTAAATAATCTATTCGAAAAATAAGTAGCTGTTGTAATTTCTATCATTTTAAAAGAAGATTGTGTACTATAAGGAAAACAATTTGAAGCATCTAACTCTAAAGCATTACCTATTACAGCTAAATTACTTGTATACGCAATATTACTAAGATCCAATACATCAGTTTGTGTATTAATAAAATTACCTCGTGGGTCAGTAATTGTAATACTCATACGATTTAAACTTGCCAATGGATTATTATAAAATTTTTTCTTTTCAAAATAAGCAGGGTTGTATTTTAAAAAACCTCTATTATATTCATTTGTAAAACCTTGTTTAGGAACAGAATTTACAATGCTTGATGTTCCAGTAGTATATTCAGTTGATAATATACTTGAAAAAAAGACTTTATCAAATAAAAGTGTTGAAAATGCTCTATCTACCCAATTATTTGTGCCTCTAAAAACACTATCTAATTCATCAATACGTAGTAATAGATAAGGATATTTCATTAAACCATTATAAAGTCTTGTATCAAAAGGGATTATATTTGTATCCATAGGTAAAATAGCACTTACTAATTCAACACTTACAACATTACGATAGAGTTGACTAATACCTGCTCCAGTAAATGTATTGCTTTGATTAAATTTAACTTGGAATTGAAAACGGCTTTCGGCATGTTTCTCCCATTCTCTATCAACACTATTTACATTAATATAATGGACTTTTTCCATATATTTAGGTTGAGTATCTCTTTGTAATTTAATAAGTGCCTCCTGCATTTGTGCCAAATTAATATCATTTGTTGGTTGTGCTTTGCTATCATTTACAATATTTTTCTCTATTTTTTCAATAAATCTTTGTGTTAATTCATTACCAAGATTTGATAAATCTAACGGATTTACTATTGTTTGTTCTATATTTGTTTGTGCGTCAGTATTGTTTGGTCGTCTTTCGCTATATATATTATTTTCAAGTTTATTTTGTTCCTGTTTTTTTGATTGGGCTTCTGCTTGTGCTTGTATTTGTTGATTACGTTGTTTTTGATAATCTTCTAACATAGTCATTGGATTTGTATTTTCCATTTTTTGTAATTTTTCAATATTTTGATATAATGGTGTATCAACATTTTCACTGCCAAAAAGTGATTCAGTCATATCATCACTTAAATTAAAAGGTTTAATTGAAAAATCTGGTTTTTCATTTTTAGACTTTTGTGTTACATTGTTTTGTGGTGTTTGGTCTGCTATTCTTTTAAACTGTCCTTCATACATATCATTATTTTGAGCTCCCTTAGTAAAAACTTCTTTTTTAACATAACTGGAGGAAGGGTTCATTGGTTGTGGTAAATAAGAATTTGTATTGCCATCACTCAGATTATCTCTTTTTGCTAAATATTCATTATAATTATTAGTAATATCTTCATTTTCTTTTAACATAGTAAAACCATAAGAGGTATCTGTATTAGATGCTGAAGCTAATGAGGATACTTTAGATAAAATCTCATCACGTGTTTTATTATTTGTTTGTTTTTCGGTAGGTTTATTTACATTTTTTTCAAAAATTTTATTATGAAAATAAGATACAGATTTATCAACAAGTTGTGTATTAATTGTGGTTAAATTTTTATCTAATGGAGGACATCTATCATATGTTATTTCTGCCATTTTATTAAAGGTTGTTCGGTAAGCTGAATTATGTGAAATATCTTTATTTGTTCTTCTCATTATTTCTTCTGAAACTTGTTTAAATGTATTGTCTAAATTATTTTGAGAATAATAAAGAGTGCTAATATCATTTCCTTTCATTGCCATTTTTTAAATATGAATTATGAATGATGAATTATGAATGATGAATTATAAATAATAATGATTTAATTTATATAAAAAATAATACTTACTATATTATACTTCTATAATTAAATTATATTTTTATATTTATACTTATACTTATATTTATACTTATATTTTTATAATTAAACTATATTTAAAATAATTAGAAAGTAAAAAATAAAAAAAATAAAAGTTATAATTATAATTTATAATTGTGAAAAATGTTCTGCCATTTCTGGATGATAATGAACATAGGTAGCAATATCAAACATATAATTTTTTGAAGGTATAAATTCTTCTTCCAGATAACAATTAATTACTTGTATTCTTTTATTATTAAATATAATATTTTCGTCACCTACATATTTATGAAATTCAGTAGATAGTTTAACTACTTCTGTAATACTTTTTAAATAATTTTCATTATCTTTAATAAATTTTTTATTTTTAAATATAAAGTTATAAAATGGTATTAAATCTTCATAATAAACAGATTTTTGAATACAACTTTCACATTGACAAGTATAGATTTCATTAAAATATCTAATCATATTATCTAAATAAGTTATTGTATAATTCAACAGTTCTAATTCTTCAACTGAAGAGGACATTTTATATGCTTTATAAGTAATGCTTTATAAGTAATGCTTTATGGGTTAATAATAGAAATAATATAAATATATAAAATCAATTTTATTTGATTTATGATTTATTCTTCTATTTTATTATAGAAATCATTTCTTTTATTATTCATTGTATCATCATCTACAATTGTTTTTACTACATTTTCAAATTTTTTACCATCCAATAAACTTGTTAAAAAATATATACAATACATTCCGCATTCACTATTTTTATATTGATGTCTATTATCATTTATTTTTATTTCAAGAGTTTTATCTAATTTTGATGCTTGATCTTTTAATTTATTCATTAAAACAACTACTTCTGGATTAGGTTCTATACCATAACTATCCCAATAACATATTTCTCCATTTTGATTTGTATTATTATCACTATTACCACTATTACCACTATTACCACTATTAATATTACAATACATAGCAACCCAATGGCTACCTGATTGTGTATGTTTATCTAAGTTAAAAACAACACCTATTTTGTCCTTCTTTTTATTCATTAAATCAGCTAAACTAATTTTACATAATTCATCAACTACACATTCTCCAAAACTTAGTTTTGTATCAAAGTCCATAGGAACAGGACCAATAAATTCAAATGCTGGATATTTTATTTCATATTGGTTCATTACATCTCTAATATCAATTGTATTTAACCATTCCCTTGGGTTTTCACTCCACGTTTTAGGCATAAATGGTTTAAAATTTTTTAATAATTCTTTTGATAAGGAACTATCTTTAATAAATTCTTGTTTTAACCAACAAACTTCATTATTACATTTGTATTTCATTACATTATTAATAGCATTCCATAATGTTTTACCATTTGTATTATTATTAAATTTTATTTTCATTTTTTGATTTGTTTCATTCCATTTTGTTGCTATTTTACGTAATGCTTCAATCGAAAAACAACTTTCACTTGTAACAGATTTAATCATATTTTCATTTTTAGTTGTAATTTTTTTACTTTTAGATAAATTAGATATATCAACAGGTTCAATAAATGGGGCACACATTTTATTTTTTTTTGATGTTACTTTTGGTTGTTTTATATTTGATTTTGTTTTTGTTTTTTTATAAATTTTTTTTTGTTTATTTTTTTTGGTCATCTTTTTTTTATAAACTTTTTTTAATTTCATTTTAAAAATTATTTATAATTTTATTATAATTTTATTTATAATGTATTTTGTATTTTGTATTTTGTATTATTACTTTAATCATAGAAATAAAAAATAATTGAAAATAGAAAATAATTGAAAATAGAAAATAATTGAAAATAAAACATAATTAATTATTTCTTTTGAAATTCCATAATTTCTAAATACACACGATGTTTAGAATATTCTGGATCACTAAACATTTCAAGTAATATATTTTCAACAGAAAAAGAACTATAATTTTCTTTTAAATTTTCTTTTAATGTATCTCTAATATATTTTTTTAACTCTGATGTTTTTTCAAAATATAATTTATTTATCATATTTTTCAAATCATTTTCAGATAATGTTTGTTGTTTTGTATCAGTTAACTCTTTTTCATAATAATACTTAATATAAAAATAAGTAATATCTTTTATCATATCGGCTAAATTATTCATTTTATATGTTTTTAAATACTATATAAAATACTATATTATATATAAAAGTTTCTTTTTAAATTTTAAATATAAATATAAATATAAATATAAATATAAATATAAATATAATTATATTTTTAAATTAAATAGAATACGTTTTTCTTTTATTTATATTTTACCTTTTTTTATTAGTTATTAAACTTTTATTTTATAAATATAAATTAAATATAAAATTTATAAATATAAAATTAAATATATAAATATATACATATAATAATTTTAAATTAAATAATGTTTTATAATTATTTTAATAAAATTAGTAATCTTTTTACACAATTAAAAAAATTATATATTATCAAACAACATTTAAATACAATATATGAAACATTTCATACTAATGATGAAGAATTACAATTACATTCATTTCAATCTTTAAAACAACTTATTTTTGATTCTGGAAGCTTATATATAAAATTTTTTCAATGGTATATTAGTAAATTAAAAGCAAGTACAATTAAAAATGATTCTACAGAGACAACAAGTATGATTAAATTTATAAATTATTTTGAAGATATATTTGAACAATGCCCTTACCATGATTTAAAACATACAAAAATAATTTTTAAAAATTCAATGAATGGTATTACTCTTGATACTTATATTGATATAAATACTTTAAAACCAATCGCATCAGGAAGTATAGGTCAAGTTTATTATGGACGTAGAAAAGAAGATCATATGGAAGTAGCAATAAAAGTGAAACATCCATCAATTGAAAAAGATTTAGAAAATCAAATGGCATTGATAAATATATTTAAAACAATACAATCCATAAGTTATTTTAGAAGAAAATATAATTTATTATTTAATATTGATGATTTTTTAGAAGATATAAATTTACAATGTAATTTTAATAATGAAGCAAATAATACAAAATTATTTATTGAAAATTTTAAAGATAGTTCTGAATATATTGTGTTTCCAGAAGTAATATATCAATCTAATGATTTAATTATAAGTAAATATATTGAAGGATCAACACTGGATACATTAAGTGATATGCAAAAATATCAAACATCCTTAAATTTTATATGTTTTTTTGAACAAATGTTATTTGTTGATAATTTTATACATGGTGACTTACATTGTAAAAATTGGAAAATAAGAACAAATGATACTACTAAAAAAACACAAATTGTTGTATATGATTGTGGTATATGTTTTAAAAATATAAATACTGATTTAACACAAGAATTTTGGTTTGCGTTAGTTCATTATGATATTGAAAAACTAATTATTATATTGAAAGATTTTATAAAGGAAAATAATGATATAAATATTGATTATTTTAATCATAAACTATTTGATAATGATATTCATAATTTATTTAAACATATTATAGAAGAAAGTTTGGGAACATCACTTATTATGAATATACTATTAAATTTATTTAAACTAAATAATTTAGTAGTACATAAATTTATGTTAAATTTTACTATATTAATATGTGTTATTGAAGAATATATGAGAAATAATAATTTAATAAATAAACATATCAATAAAAATATTAGTTTGTTTCATATTATTAATAATAATCAATTAGATATTATTACTTTTTGCGATGTTAAAAAATGTTATCCAAAAGTAAAAAATATGATTGAACTCAATATGAAAGATAATTATAAAAAGTATAAAAAAAATAGTTGTAAAAATAATATTGAAAACATTGATAATTCTGATGATGGAAAACAACTATTTACTCGTATTTCTTTATCTGGATTAACATTTAAATCACCTGAATAAATAGTAGTTTAGGTATTGTTTAGATATTATTAGATATTTTTTAGTTTTTTTGGTTTTTTTTGGTATTTTTTGGTATTTTTGTAAAAAATAACATAAAATTGAATTTACATTTTTTATTTTTAATATATTATTTGTGTATGTAATTTCTATTTGTTATTATTGCGATATTACTATTAAAAAAATGGCTTACAACAATCCTGAATTACCAGATTTTGAAAATGAATATGAATATGAAAATGAAGTTGCTAATTACCAAGTTGAAATTAATTTAGGACCAGTTCAAGTTGGAAACATCACAGAAGTTGGACCACCAGGCATCTTGCAAGGAGAGATACAAGTGGAGATAGATACATTCTTTGTAGATAGGAATGGAGAGTTGCAAAGATTAATATTACTACCTGGCGATGGTGTCTACGGTTCATCTCTTAATCCAAACCAATTTTATGGCATGCCTCAACACAACACAGGACTTCTGCTTAGTATTAATACATTTATACCAATTATAAATCTGCCGGTCAGCAACCGTATTAGAAATATCCCGAGTGCTGGTCATTGGATATATTTCCCAAGCATCAAGAGGGTGTTATGGTATTTGGATGATAATCAAAGGGCAGTTGGTATTCGTCCCCTTGACAATATTGAGTATCAATATGTGCCGGACTTTGCAGAAGGGCATGTGGATTTTCTACATAATTTACTTTTACTTGAGTAATGTGTCCACGACTTGTTACCTTTTTTTTATATTTATACTAATTATACTAATTATACTAATAGAATAATTATATTGGAATTTTATATATAAATTGTATAAAATTGATTTTTATTTTTATATTAAATTATACTATATATTTGTAATAATATTTCATATTTCATATTTAATATATTACTATTACTGAAAATGACTGAGATTACTACTGATTTACCGAATGGATTACCTACTGGTTTCACTATTGTAGCTACTAATACTAATGGAGGTTTAGACCAATATAGTTTTAGACCTTTTGATTTGAATATAAGTGAAATACAAAATAGAAATGCGAGAGGGTTATCAGTTCAATGGGTTTTATGTCAAACATCTGATGGATGTTTGTATCTATATTTTCAAGTTTGTAGAATCCAAAGGTCATATGGTGTTACTCCGCAGAATGCTCATATAATAGATCACTATATACCTCAATTTACTACTTATGATTTTGACTTTCTTTTACCTCACATTTTACGCATTTATGGTGCAACTTTTTGGCAGCCTCGATTTCATCAAGAACTTTATTATTTGATGTATTATGACGCAACGGAGAGAGGTGAATCAGGTCCTTTTCATCAAATCATTATGACAACTTTACTTTGTAATACTCAATTAAGTGTGACTATGCCTTATTATTTGATGGTAAATATATTCACATTTTTGGCACAAGAACCATTCTGGAGATTATGTGAAAATTTTTATCCACTTGATGAGGAGGTTGAAGAGATTGAGGAGGTTGAAGAGATTGAGGAGATTGAGGAGGTTGCTGAGGGTGAGTTCAATCCTGTAAACTATATGTTTTGAAAAAATATAGTTTCTTTTTTTTTAGTTAGTATAATATGTATATAAAATAAGTAAATATAAAATAAATAAAATAAATATATAAATTAATTAAAATAAATTTTAAATTTAAGTAATAAGTAATAAGTAATATAGATTAATAAGTAATATAAATTAATAAATCATACTTTAAAAATGTCAAAGTCAACCATTTGTATTCATATTTTTCGAAGAGATTATAGATTAGAAGATAATACTACTCTTATAGAAGCCTGTAAAACACACGATATAGTTATACCTATATTTATATTTACAAAAACACAAATAGATAAAAAACTTAATCCTTATAGAAGTGATAACTGTCTACAATTTCTCTGCGAATCATTAGTAGATTTAGATAAACAATTAAAGCACCATAATAGTAATTTAATACTTTTTTATTCAGAAGATGAGTATAGTATTCTGGATACACTACTTAAAACACTTCCAAATGTAACTACAATTTCATTTAATATGGATTATACACATTACAGTCAAACAAGAGATAATAAAATAAAAGACTTATGTCAAACTCATAAAATAAAGTGTTTGTCTTTAGATGATATTTGTCTTAATCCAATAGGAACTGTTTTAAATGGTTCTGGAAAACCATATACTAAATTTACGGCTTTTTGGAGAGCATCAGCACAAAAAGAGATTCGAAAAATAATTCACAATACATATAAAAATTATTATAGTAGTAAGCAAATAAAGGATGTTTTGGGAAAAAATGGGAAACTAAGTAAACTACTACTTACTATAGATGATATCATGAAACCTAATGGTCTTATAATGGGTTCATATAATAAGTCTTTACCAGAAAAGGGTGGTCGTGATAATGGTTTAGCTATATTACATAAAATAAAACAGTGGGATAATTATAATGATGAAAGAGATCTACTTACTTATAAAACAACACATCTTTCCCCTTTTAATAAATTTGGTTGTGTTAGTATAAGAGAAGTATATTGGGCTATCTTTAATAAATTAGGAAAAGAGGGTGAATTTGGATTAATACGACAATTATTTTGGAGGGATTTTTTTTATACATTGTCTCACTTTCATCCAGAAATATATATAGAAAAGGCATTAAATCCTAAATATAGGCATATTAAATGGGAAGTAAATAAAACCAGTTTAGAACATTTTCAAAAATGGTGTGAGGGTAAAACCGGGTTTCCTGTTGTAGATGCTTGTATGAGAGAATTAAATACTACTGGATATATGCATAATAGAGGTCGGCTTATTGTATCTAATTTTTTATGCCGTCTTTTACATATCGATTGGAAAATGGGTGAACGTTATTTTGCGAGTAAACTCTATGATTATGACCCAACACAAAATAACTTTGGTTGGCAAGTTAGCGGCTCAAATACAAGCGGAACGACATCACGTCCATTAGAACAAACCATTATGAACCCTTGGATACAAAGTGAAAAATTTGATAAAAAAGGTTTGTATATTAAAAAATGGTGTACTGAATTAGAAAATGTAGAGGCAAGAGATTTACATCGATGGAATGAGGCATATTCTAAATATGTAGATAAATCATATATTAAACCTATAATAGATTATAAAGTTGAAAAAGAAAAAAATTTAAAATTGTATAGAAAATATTTAGAATAAAAAGAATAAAAACAATAAAAAAAATTTTTGTAAAAACCTTTTTTTATTTAGTTTTAGTTAGGTAAAAAACCTATTAACTTTTTTTTATCATCAAATGACATTTCAATGTCTTCATTTATATATGTTTTAATGCTAGAATTAAAAAATTCTATGTTTTTTATACATTCTTCTTGAACAAAATGTAAGAGTCCCGCACCAAAGCTAAAGTATGTTTTTGGATTGTCAATATCTGCATTTTTTAATTTGGCAATTATATCATCAACTGTTTCTCGCAGTTTAAAACTGCAATTCTTAATGCTTTGTGAATATGAAGGTTCTCGCCATAGCTTATCAATATAGCTTAGATATAAAATTTCAAGAGCTTTTTTATTAATTTGATATTTTTCATATTCTCTTGTAATAGAATTTTCGCACGACGCCATATTGTATTATAATTAATCAATCTTATACAATATCAATATTTAATTATATTTAATATTTAGAATATTTTCAATTTTTATTAGTTTTATCATTTTTATCATTTTTTATATTTTTTTCATTAATTATATATACTTTTTATAAATACTCTAATTTACATATAATAATCGTATACATTTTCATTTAATCTATCATAAGTTAAATTACCATTTAGTTTTGTTCTATCTGTTATAGTTATACTACAACCACCACTATTTTTTAAACTTGAAACATCAAATTTATGTATATTATTGATTAACGCGTATTCAATAATAGTATCAACATTACTATTATCAATAAACTCATTACTATCTATACTATCTATACTATCTATATTATCATTTTCATTCATATGTAAATGTAAACTTAGTTTATCCATCTTAGTATTCATATTCATATTTTTCATTTTTTTTGAAAGATTATCAATGATATAAATAAAATCTTTTTGTTTCATAGTTCCACACGTATCAGAAATACAAATTTCATTTATACCATCTATTTCTAAATACTCGTATAATTCATTTAGTATATGATTATTATCTTGTTTTCCGCTAATAGGACAATGTGTAATACAAGAAACATATAATTTTACATTATCAAATGTTCCAGGTATTTTCAATACATTTTTAATATTATCTTTTGTTTCTTGTATAGATTGATTAATATTTTTTCTTTGAAATTCTTCTGAAACAGATGTAATTAATGAAATGTTTTTAATATTTAAATTTTGTGCCCTATCTAAATATTTTTTTGTTGGTGGTACTAATAAATAAAAATCACAGGGATAATATATATAATTTATCATATTACTTTTTGTAACTCTATTATATATACTATTTTTATTATAAATGGTATTAGCATATTGATATAATTCATATGAATTAGCCATTTGTGGCAGAATTTTTGGTGAAACAAGTGAACCTATTTCTAATGCGTGTGGTTTATGTGTTTTTATTATTGTATCTAACATGATTTTTTTTTCAGGTAAAGTATATATTTTTGATAATGATTGTAATCCATCTCTCATAGATACATCAAAATATCTTATATGTGGTATGATTTTACGTAATGAATGTATTGCTAATGTCATTTTATTTATGATAATATTTTTATTTTATAATACTATTGTTTTTTCTTTATATTTTATTTTTTATACTTAATATAGTTGATACTTAAGGTTGATACTTAAGACATTATTGATGGCATAATAATATTTTCAGGCATAATTGGAACTTGTGTTTCTAATGTTGGTAAAGGTGAAATATCTTCTGTAGAGGGTGCGGTTAAACGTACATTTATACTTGGTGGTTGAAGAGTTGGCTGTGTAGGTGGCTGTGTAGGTGGCTGTGTAGGTGGTTGAGAAGGTGGTTGGGAAGGTGGTTGGGAAGGTGGTTGAGAAGGATGTGGTTGAGAGGGTGGTTGAGAGGGTGGTTGGGATGAATGTGGTTGTGTATTTATGATTGAACCGTCACGACCATCACGACCATCTCTACCATCTCTACCATTCCAATTGTCATTATAATAGTTATCATGTCTGTTGTATCTGTTGTGTCTGTTGTGTCTATTATACATACCACGTCCTACATATCTATTATCATAACCTCCAAACCAATACCAAGGGTTATACCAATAACTATTATCATACTCAATGTTATCATAATAATATCTGTCATTATCATATGTATTATTTATAATGATAGGATTTACAGGGGATTTTCTTATAGGATTTTCTACCATAATAGGATTATTATTTTTATATAATAATGAAATTAATATAACTATGATTAAAATACATATCGCCAGAATAAAATATAATGTTTTTTGTTTCATTTTAGAATTAAATATATATAATTTATGATAATTTATTATAATTTAATTAGATAATAAATATTAAATTATGATAAAAAATAAATGTTAAATTATTATGAATAATTATATTTATAATAAATTTTATTAATTTTATTATAAATAATTATATGTATAAATAATAGAATAAATATATAAAAAATGAAATCAATAAAACAAATAAGAACACAAATAATAAAACAAAGTAAAAAAACTAAAAAAATGAATAAAAATAATACACAATCATCTATACCAACAATTGCTTTACATTTACCTAATCTTACCACAATGAGTAATCAAAATTTACTTACAAATAATAGAATAAGTAATAGTAATTATTATAGTAATAGTAATAAGAGTAATAATAATAATAATGATGATAATGATGATAATTATAATTATATTGTTTCAGAAGTCATTGATGATGCTACATATAATCATTTTAAGTCATTAATAAATCAATCACCAAATCTATGTAAAGGACAAACACAATCTGGTAAAAAATATAAAATTAGAAAATCAATACTTAAAAATATGAGTGCTTTAAAAAAAGATAAACATTATAGAATTATTTATATTCATAATAATAATGAAATAATAGCATATGTTTCTACAAAACTTTATACAAATTCCGGTGGATTTATGTTTATTCATAAATTATGTTCTAAAGCTGGAACAGGTCAAGGTAAAAAATTATTTAATATGATATTAGATGATGCCAGAACAAATTATGAAAAATTAGGTATTACTTATTTATCTTTAACTACACAAAATCTTGATATAGTCAATTATTACAAGCAATTTAATCCTACAAGAGTAATAGAAGTTGACCCGCCTGGGTCTAAAGCAAAAAATCCAGAAAAATGTGCTTATATGATATGGCAAGTTAGCCCAAATATGCCATATTTAAATTATTCTTAAAAAAAATCTACTAACTATATTAGTATTATATAGTTTAATAAATTTATTCGAGTCGTTTCCCCTTTGACATTGGTTCTAATTGTTTTGGCTTGCGTAAACTTACACTTATTCCTATGTCTACTTTCTCAAACTTGCGCTTATTTTCTTGTAATGTAATCACCCTAATGTTTTCTGTTAAATCCTGTATAAACAGATTTCGTGAAGAAACTTGGTGTGGCAAAATTTGTTGATCTAATTTCATTTTTTGACTTTGATATTGTGCTTTCTTAACACATTCATACACTTCCTTCTGATTAAGAGGAAATATAATATCGTTGTTTGGAGGAGGAGACATAAATTGACGTTCAAATAATGCCATTTTTCAAAATTAATACATATAATATCACTATGTAATAAATATATTTTATTATTTACATTTAAAAAAACAATTTTTGTTAAATTATTACTAAAAATACTAAAAAATAATAAAAAAAACTAAAAAACTATTTTTAATTCATATAAATTGTTCTTTCCATTGTTTAGAAGTATAATAGATAATAGTATGATTATTATGAGTAGTTGATGGAATTGGTGGGGTTGATACAGATACTAATTTTAATTTATTTATAGTATCTAATTTTAACATACAAAAACCTAAATAAGACGCATCTGTAATCCATCCATCAAAAGATGAATATTTACATAAATAATAGGCTAATATATATTCTGGATCATCTTCATTATTTTGTATAAATTGTAAATCCATTTCATCCATTTCATCTACTTCATCTTTCTTATCTATCATGTTTTTATAATATATGTTTATTTCATATTTAATAGTTTCTATCACATTTTTTATTATTTGTATTAATTTTATATATTTAAAATCATTACAAAATGTATTTATCAATAATAATTTCAATGGTTTTTTATTTATAAAGCGAAAATCGTATTCATTAGACCATAAAGGATTTTTTATTTTAGAAATATAGTTTAATGGTTTTTCTTTTAATTGTAATGGTGAAAACCAATGTCCTAATTTATTTAATGATTCAAATTTTGTTGTTGCACTATGATAAAAATATAAACTTTCTATAGGTAATGTTATTTCTACACCTAACATTAAAAGTATTTTATCTATTTTTTCTATTATATTTATTACATTCATCACATTCATTATGTTACTTATATTCATTGTATTTATCATATTCATTGTATTTATGATATTTATTGTATTCATTGTATTCATTATAATACTTATATTACATATATTTATTATAAATTATATATAAAATTACTTATAAATTAAAAATTTATTCATTTTATTATTTTTATTATTTTTTACTATAAAAAAATAATAATAAAAATTATATTAATTTATAATAGTTTTATTTTATTAATAAGATTATATAATTTTTTTAATTCTTGTTTTTCTTTTTTCTTTCTTTGATTTTTAGAATTTTTATCTGCTATTTTTTGCGGTTTATATATTTTATGTATTTTATTTTCTACCATTGTTATTGTCATTTTATTTTTATTATCTATAAATAGAACGGCGGGTTCCAATATAACACCTTCCATTATGAAACATTAACTAAATAATGATAAATGATAATAAATTATAATAAATTATAATAAATAATATTTATTTATAAAAATCAATTTTATATTTATTTAGTATTTTTAATCCAAAAAATTGAATAATAAAATACTAAAATTACAAATAATAAAAATTAAATTAAATTATCATATAAAAATAAAAATAAAACTTAAATAAAAGTAAAAACAGTAAATCATATTAAACTATTAAAATGTCTGATTTTGAATATGAATGTAATGATAATACTGATAATGAAGAAGATAATGTAAGTTATGATGGCATATATGATTATGATGATGATGATTGTAATGATACTAAACTTACAACTTCTACACTAATTGATATGGATGATGATACGGAATCATCTAAACCAATTCATTCTATTACGCCTATTACGCTTACTACACCTACTAAACCTAAACTTATATTAAAACAAAAAAACATAGATAATACATTAAATAGTATTATTAATAATAGTACACCTATAGATACACAAACTATAGATATAGAAATATTTCAAAAAAAAGAGATTACAGAAACAAAAACTATTCCAGAAACAAAAGAGAAAAAACTAACAAAAATAGAGCAAAGTTTTGAATACAATCAAGAGACAATAGACTTTTTTACACAACATTTAGATTTTAAAAAAATTCTTATAAAGAATTCTCCATTTACAAATGATACACAAGTTATTTGTTTATTATTAAAATATAAAGTTATAACTGAATATTGTTGTTCTGTTAAAAAATGTAAGGTAAAAACAGTATGGTTAGATAAACCAATACAACTTATTCTTCATCGTAAAAACAATATTCAAAATGATTTATCAATATGTAATTTAGAATTAATATGTGGGAATTGTTATTTAGCTCTCTATGGTTTAGATATTTTTAAAAAGAAAGAAAAAGAAATTATTTTACTATGTGAGTTTTGTAAATTTCCATTAGTTAAATTTAATAATACACGTAAAAAGAAAGGGACGTGTTTAGCTTGTGAAAAAAAAATGAATAAAGTATTTAATGAAAATATAGATAATGATTATTATAATAATATAAAAGTATTGTATAATGATAATCCATTATTAAGTGATGAAACTAAACATATAAATTACACTAATCATAGTAGTAAATATAAACCATCATCGACCTCAAGTAAACCACCAAGTTATCTTACTACAAATCAAAGTTCACAATTAGAACAGAAAACAGACACAGTAAAATCTCAAGATAAACCTCAAGATAAACCTAAACCTAAACCTATTATAAAATTAAATATGAAAATACCAAATATAGATGATTTATTTAAGCAATAAGCAATAAATAATAAGCAATATTTATAATTTTATTTTTTTTCTTGTTTTTTTTCTCGTTTTTATTTTCTCATTTTTTTTCACTTGGAGTAATAGTATAATATATATAATAAATATAATAAATATATATACAATAAATAATAAATCATACATATTCTAATAAACATAAATTAATAAACATAAATGGCAAATCTAAATCTTCGTAAATTTGATATGAGTAAAATAGCTAATGGTAGTATTGTTGTTATGATTGGAAAACGTAATACAGGTAAAAGTTTTTTAGTAAAAGATTTACTCTATTATAAACGTGATGTACCTATTGGAACTGTGATATCAGCTACTGAAGGTTCAAATAGATTTTATGGTGATTTAATGCCAAGTCTTTTTATTCACGAAGAATTTAGTCCTGAAATAGTAGCTAATCTTGTAAAAAGACAAAAAATAGTAGTTCATAAAATGAAACAACAAGAGGCTATGTATGGTAAAAGTAATATAGACCCTTATGCATATTTAATTCTGGATGATTTAATGTATGATCCAAGCTGGATTAAAGATACAACTATAAGACAAATATTTATGAATGGTAGGCATTTTAAGCTTTTATTTTTAATAACAATGCAGTTCTCATTAGGTATTCCACCAGCGCTTCGTGGTAATGTAGATTATGTATTTATTTTACGTGAAAATTATGTTAGTAATAGAAGAAGATTATATGAACATTATGCGGGTATGTTTCCAACCTTTGAAATTTTTTGCCAAGTGATGAACCAATGCACTGAAAATTTTGAATGTTTAGTCATTGATAATACGTGTAAAAGTAATAAAATTGAGGATATGGTCTTTTGGTATAAAGCCGATAATCATCCACCTTTTAAAATGGGAGCCCCTGAATTTTGGCAACATCATAGTAATAATTATACGGAACAAAAAACTGAGGATGATGAAATTGATATAAGTCAAATTAAAAAGAAAAATGCACTAAGTGTTAGTGTTAAAAAACAACATTAAAATAGTTTAATTTATGTGTTGTCTTTTGGTTCACTTTATATAACTATTTTTTGGCATTTTTCGTAAAAACTGTAAAAAATTGATTTTAATTTTTTCTAATAATTATTATTGTTGTGGAGAGGTAAGGAAACGTTCTTTTTAGAATATACCCACAATAAAGTTGAGTTTTATGAACTTTTAAACGACAGGTCCGAAATTTTTGCGATCGACAGGTCCAAAATTTTTTGATATAGCTTAAAAGTTTAAAAAATGAGCTTTGCTCGGTATAGCCATCGTTGTTTAAAAACAATAATTACATCCCTACATATTACACCTTCAACTTTTCCTACTTTTTTTTATTTTTTACATTATAAATAATTAAATAATTAAAATATTAATCTTTTTTTTATAAATAAAATGAATTAATAAAAGAATAAAAAATATTTATAAATAATATAGTTAAAAAATATAGTTAAAAAATATAGTTAAAAATAAAATAAATAAACTATTGTAAAACAAAATGTCAAAATTTACATTACGTAATGATGGTATTCTTGACCCAGAAGGAAAGTATCTCAATCCAGTAAATGGATTACCTTATAGTAAACATTATAAAAATTTTGCGATTTCGCCTAAAGTTGATGAAAAAGGGTGGTCTCAATTAAAAGCTTATGAAGATAGATTTGAAATTCTTAAAAAAATACATAGTAAATCAATATTACTGGTAAGTCTTCCAACAGGTACAGGTAAAACAGTAATTGTACCACGTTTATTATATCATTATTATGGTTATGAAAAAAAAATTATGGTGACAACACCAAGAAAACAAACAACATCAAGCGCAGGCGAGTTTGCCGCAATATGTTTTGATGTTCCTTTATTTCACCTTGGAGATGATGGTAAAGAAATAGTAGATAAAACAATAGAAAAAGGTAAAGAAAATAGATATCCTACAGGTAATAAATTTGTAGGTTATAAACATGGTTCAAGTAAAGAATATGCTGATAATACAACTAAACTATTATTTACGACAGATGGAACAGTTAAAACAATGATTACTACTGGAGACCAAGATTTAGCAGAATATGGCGGTATTGTAATTGATGAGGTTCATGAAAGAAGTGTTAGTATAGATGTTGTTATTTCTCTTGTAATGGATATTTTAAATAGACGTAAGGATTTTAAAATTATTTTTATGAGTGCTACAATGGATTTAAATATATTTACAGAGTATTTTAAAAGATTAGGTCAAGGTAATAATTATGAAATTTATACAGTTAAAGTTCCTAAAACAACATATGATATTAAATTTATTTATAATGAAAAAGTTATCGCAAAAAATGCGAATAAAATAGTTGATGAAGTTTATAATAAAATTGATAAAATTATGTTAGAATTAGATAAATCTAATGATATAGGTGATATATTAGCTTTTGTATCAAGTGATAGTGAAACAAATAAATTAAAAACTAAAATAAATAAAACAATTACCAGATATAGTGAAAATAATAGACCTTATGTTATTGCTATGTCAGGCACTACATCAGATGATGAAATGAGTAGAGCAAAAACTGCCGGTGCGTTAAAAAATATAAATCCTACAAAAGATGCTCCTAAAGGATATAAAAGAAAAATTATGATAGCTACTCCTATGGCTGAAAGTAGTATTACTTTTAGTGACCCACTTAAATATGTCATTGATGGTGGTTTTGCCTATAAAATATATTATGATGCCGATAAATATTGTTATATATCAGGAAAACAATATGTTACACAAGCAAGTATTAAACAAAGATGTGGTAGAACAGGTAGAACGTGTGCTGGAACGTGTGTTCAACTTTATACTGAAAAAGAGTATAATACATTTCTTGAATTTTTAAAGCCAGAAATTCTTAGTGAAGATTTTACTCAAGAATTATTAAATATTATGAAATTACCTATTAATGAAAGACAAATAACAAAATCATTATCTTTTGTTCAAAATATGTTAGAACCTTTAGAAAATTATAAATCATTTGTTAAAGTTGGATATAATAATATTAAAGAAATGGATTTTATAGATGAATTTGGTAAAATGACAATATTAGGAGAATTATGTAGTGAATTTAATACATTTGATATTAAAATTGCTAAAATGATCATTGGAAGCTATTTTTTTAATTGTCTTGAATATAGTATTATTATGGGAGCAATTTTACATACATGCACAAGTTTTGGAGACATATTTAAACAATTATCTGATGACGATAAAAAAGATAAAGCTAAAGTGAAAGCACACGAAGACAATATTAAAAAATTTATTAGAAAAGAGGGAGACCATATTTCTTTATTGATTATATATAATTATTTTTTAAGTCATAATTCTTCATATGAATTTGCTGAAAAATACGGTTTAGATTATAAATTGCTTACTAAAATACAAACAGCACATATAGAACTAAATGAAGCTGTTATTACACAAGATATTAGAACAAGAATATCAATGGTAAATAAATTTGTTTATGTTAATAATCAATTTAAAACTACACCACAAATGATAGCACGTGGTGGTAGTACTAATTTATTTGAAAATGATCTAACTAAATTACTTAAAAAATATAAAACTTATAAAACTAAAACTTATAAAACTAAAACCTATAAAAAAAATAAAAATAAATATAATAAGTATAAACTAAATAATGTTTCCAGAAACAATTATAAGAGATATCTTCAAAATACTAAAACAAATACTACTTTATTTAATAGAACTCATTACTATGGTGGAAGAATTATTAGTAAAAATGATAAAAATAAAAAATATAAACATACACAAAAAAGAAATGCCAGAAAAGAAAACAGAGAAAAACATAAATCCAATAAAAATTCAACAATCCGTTCCAACTCCTATTCACAAAAACTAAACAAATATAATATAGATAAAAATAAATTAGGATTAGAAAAAGAATTACAATTACAATTACATATGAGTGGTGGTAATACTAATGATAAAAATAATAAAAGAAGAATTAAATATATGGAATTATTTACACTTAAACATTTTCAATCACAAAATAAATCGATTAAATTGCCTAAAGTATCAACGATTGACAATATAATTGAAAGAGTTATTGCTTCTCTATATTATGGTTATAGTACAAATATTGCTTGTTATTCTGGAACAGGTAAAGATTATAAAGTCAAATTTAGTTCAATTGAAGGCACAATTATTGGTGGTATGTCTAAAAATTCATTTGATTATATTTATCCAGAAACTAATCCTGATTGGGTAATTTACAATAAATTTACAATTCAACAAGAATTTGGTAAATTAGAAAAAAAAGGTAATTTAAATTTAATAACAATATTAGAAACAAAACATTTAAATTATTTTTTTAATTTACAAGAAATTATGAAAAAAGTAATGGAAACGGTTAAATAATTTAATTTTGGATTATTTATATTATATTTTACATTTTTAATTTTTTATATATTTTTTATATATATATATTATCTAAATAATAAATAATAAATCTAAAATAAAATAATAATAAATCTAAAAAAATAAAATAATAAAATAATAATAATAAAATAATAATAAAAAAATAATAATAAAAAATAAAATGTCTCAACAAGATACACAAAATACAATAAATCCAAATCTAAATTATCAAAATGAAGTCACACCATCATTTAATTTTATTGTTAAAGATGTAGCATTAAAAGCTTTATTATTTTCAATGTTATTCTATATAATGAATTCTAATCTACTTCATAAAATGCTACAATGT